GTCGACGTACTACTCGACCGCCGCCGCCGTCCCCCCCTACGCCCTCAAGCATCCCGCCCGCCAAACCGGGGACCAGGCGGAGGAATTCATGGTCGGATGGGAGGCGGCACGCGCGAAACGTCGTCCGGCGTTCCTGTCCGGCGGGGTCGAACTCGAGACCTACAACCCGACGTCCGCCGCCGACGCCCTCCTCCTCGACGCCGTGAACTACCTCGACGCCGTCGCCGCCCGCGTCATGCTGATCCCGCCGTCGTTGTTGAACGTCGAGGCGCACTCGTCCCTGACGTACTCGACGACGTTGGACGAACTCCGGCGTTGGCTAACCCTGTCCCTGATGCCCGGATACCTCGCCCGCATAGAGGCCGCGTTTACCGACCTCTTACCGCGTGGTCAGGAGGCGACGTTCGACACGTCCGCCCTCCTCCGGATGGATTTCGCCAACCGCGTCGCGACGTACTCGGCATCGATCGCGGCGGGGATCCACACGACACAAGAGGTCCGCGCCCTCGAGGGACTCCCCGCGGTCCCCGACGCGCAACCCGTCCCGATCGACATGAACGTCGAGGGGATCTAGGGAGGTCCTATGCCGCTACTGACCCGCGAGGTCGACGCCCCGATCCTCGCCCACGACGTCGAGGCGCGGACCGTGACCGTGCAACTGTGCCGATGGAACGACCCGCGCACGGTTCAGGATCCGGACGGCGCGATGTACCGCGAGGCGTACCCGCCGGGATCGCTCGAGCTGGCGCCGGACGTGCACGTCGTCGACGTCCATCACGGCAACCTGATCGGACGCGCCGACCCCGCGACATACCGCGACGGGGACCCGGGTCCGTCCGTCGACGTCGTCGTCGCCCGCACGACCGCCGGGAACGACCTCCTCGCCCTCGTCGACGCCGGAGTGATCCGTTCGGTTTCGATGGAAATCGATCCCGTCGCCCAATCCGAAACCGCCCCCGGACTGATTACCCGTACCCGCGCGATCGTGCACGGTCTCGCGTTCGCGTTCCGTCCCGCCCACGACGCCCCGATCCTCGCGATTCGCGAACAACCGACAGGAGTAGCTATGCCCATCACCGACACGCCGACCCTCGAGCCGCCCGCCGACGTCACCCCCGCCGGCGCGCCGGTCACGGTCGAAACCCTGAACCGTGAACTCGACGTGATCCGCCGCGAAATCATCGCCGCCCCGTCGACGACGTACTCGACGGCGCCGCACCCCCTCGCCCTGTATCGGTCGTTGGGGGACGCCGTGTTCGCGGCGACGAACGAGTCCCGCGCCGCCGGCGCGCGCGAGGTCGTGAATCCCGACAGTGTGCAGGGGTTGCTACACCGCGCCCTCGTCGATCAGATCACGCCCAACAACCCGGGCGTGATGCCGCCGTCGTGGGTGACGACCGTGTTCGGGATCATCGATCGTGGGCGCCCGACAATTTCCGCGTTCGGGGTCGACTCCGCCGGGGACTCCGGGATGGAAATCAACTGGCCGTATTTCGACGGGGATTTGATGGCGTTGGTCGCGGTTCAGGTCGCGCAGAAAACCCCGATCACGTCGGTCCGCGTCGATTTGAAAAAGGGGACGGAGGACCTCTTGACCTACGCCGGGGGATCCGACGTCGCCTGGCAACTCCTCCGACGCTCGAGTCCGTCCTACCGCGACGCGTACATGCGGATCATGTACGGCGCGTATTCGGCGGTCACGAACGCCGCCGCCGCCGTCGCGATCGTCGCCGGTCAGGCGGTCGCCTACGACGCCGCCACCGATACGGACGGTTCGAAATTCCGCGCCGCGCTTTTCGAGGCGTCGGTACTGGTCGAGGCCGCGACGGGCGCCCCGGCGTCGTTCGTCCTCGCCGCAACGGACGTGTTCGTCGCGGTCGGCGGACAACCGACCGTGTTCCCGTCGAACTACGGGACGACCAACGTCGGCGGGACCGCCGACGCCGGATCCCTCCGCGTCAACGTGTCGGGGATCGACGTGATCCACGACGCGTCCCTTCCCGCCGGTCAATCGTTCGTGTCGAACTCGACCGCCGCGTCGTGGTACGAGGACGGACCGTTCAGTGTCGTCGCGGAGGACGTCGAGAAACTCGGGCAGAACATCGCCGTATGGGGACTCGGCGCGTTCGGTATCCATCTCCCGATGGGGATCGTCGAACTCAACGCGTTAGGCGTCCCCTCCGCGTTGGGCGCCGGGTCGTCCTCGAGCCGGAGCAAGGCGGCAAAGTAGGACCGTGGCCGCCGTCGACCCGACCGTGATCGCGGCGCGTGTCGCCGTCCTCGTACAACGCCCCGCGGACGACCCGATCGTCCTCGAGGCGTGCGAGGCGGCGATCGAATACGTCGCGATCTACACCGGGCGCGCCGACGCGGATCCCGTCCTCGAGGTCCCCTCGACCCCGTTGGTCCGGACAGGGTTGGTCGGGTTGGGACAACGGATCTACGTCGACCAGTACGCCCCGAACGGGACGATTACCGGCGGCGAAACGTTCGACGCCGTCCTCAACCCGGAGGACCTCTACAAACACTGGCACCACTATTTCGACGCGCTCGCGGTTGGGGCGCCGGGGGTCGCGTGAACATCTCCGACGTCCGCAAACTGATCGGGGACGGGTTGAGCGCCGCCGGGATCGTCGACGTCCCGATCGTCGATCCCGGCGTCCCCGGCGTACCCCCGCCCGCCGTGCGCCTCGAGCCGGACGACGACGAGTTAGGTCCCGGGAACCGGACCCTTGTGCACGGTCTCCGGATCGTCGTCGCCGTCCCGCGGTCGGGTCAGGCGGACCAGTACGTCCGCCTGCAGTCCCTGACCGCGGAGGTCCTCCGATCCCTGATCCCGTCGTCCGTGTCGTTCGTCGGTCCGATCCGCCCGGACTCGACCGGCGGTCCCGACACCGGGCAACCGTCCGCCCTCGTCCGCATTATCCCCGTCACGTTCCCCGGGGACGTCGACCTCTGCCCATAGGAGTCCGCACAATGCCAACCGTCACCATCAATCCCAACAACTCCGGATCGATCAAACTCGGCACGGCGCCGACCCTCAAGGAATTCGCCTGTCAGGTCACGAACTGGATCCTCGAGCCGGCGCCGAATATGAAGGATCGCGCCGGGACGTATTGCGGTCCGCCGACGTCGGTCCCCGGACTGTCGTCGTGGAAACTGTCGTTCGATTTCCTGCAGGATTGGGGGACCCTCGACGGTCTCTCCGAATTCACCGCCGACAACGACGGGGTCCTCGTCGATTTCGAATTCTTCCCGACCGTCGCCGCCGTCCCGAAAGCCGCCGGGAAGGTATGGGTTACCGCCACCGCGTACGGGGGCGCCCCCGGGGAGTCGTGGGCGTCGACGGGGGAATGGTCCGTCGAGGGAACGCCGACGTTCACCGCGCAAGCACTCCTCGCCGCCGACGAAACCGCCGCCCCCGCCGAAACCGTCGCCGCCTGACCCGGCGGAGTCCCGCCGTGGCGACTCTCAAGCAGATCGCCCGGGCGATCGAAAAATGTCCCGACGAGGCGTGCGCCGATATGGTCGCGTGGTTCCTCCCGGAGGCGACACGGCGCGGGGGGCGGATCCGGTTCGCCGGGGGCAAGGCGTACAAGATGGGCGCCCGCGTCAAGTCCCGCAAATCGGGACGCGTCTGGATGGAAGGGACCCCGGCGGGGGGTTGGGCAATCAAGAGTTACGGGCGCCGGGGAGGGTTCGACGTCAAGGCGCGCCACGGTCGCGCCGTGACTGTCGGACCGAACGTGTACGCCCGGGTCCGGGTCGGGCGGTCGACGTCGGGCGACAACCGATGGACCGAACTCGTCAACGACGCCGAACGCAAATTTCCTGACGTGTTCCTCGCCCGCGTGAAACGGGCGGTCCGCTGATGGCGAAGGAAAAAATCGAGGTCGAACTCGTCGCGGACGACAAGGCGTCGTCCGATATCCGCGAGGTCGACCGCCGCGCGTCGGACCTCGACGGGAAAAAGTCGACGGTCGAGGTCGACGCCGATACCGCCGGGTTCAAAGAAGGACTCGAGGAACTCGATATCCCGATTTCGGGGATCGCGTCCAAACTCGGCGGACTGGCATCCCCCGCCGGCGCGGTCGCCGCGATCGGGGCGGGGCTGTTCCTCGCCGCGGAAGGCGCCGCGGAAACCGTCGTCGAGGTCGACAACCTCGCCCGCCTCTCCGGGGACACGGTCGAGGACGCCTCGCGGATGGCGGCGATTTGGAAGGGGTCCGGCGCCGACCTCGCGGACCTGCAGGACATCTACCTACAGATGTCGTCGACGTTGGCGTCGAACGCCGAACTCGCCGGGAAACTCGGGGTCAATCTCAACGACGGCGCGACACAAGGGCAACGATTCGAACAGGTCGTCGCCGCCCTCGACCTGATCCCCGACGCCACCGAACGCGCCCTCCTCGCCTCGCAACTGTTCGGGGAGGAGGGGGTTCGTCAGGTCAACACCCTGATCGGGATGTACCCCGACCTCGCGGACGCGAAAGCCGCCGTCGCGGATCAAGCCGTGTTTTCGGACGAGGACGTCGCGGACGCCCGAAAAATGCAGGGGGACATCAAGGAACTGAAAACGCAGTTCAGCAATTTCGCGACCGCGATCGGGACGTCCGTGATCCCGATCGTGTCCGAACTGTTCACCGGACTGAACAAGGTATTCGACCTCGCGTTCCAATTCGGTCAGAACATCGGCGCGACCCTCACGTTCCAACAAGGGACGTTGCAACGCAACCGCGAAATCACGAAATCGTGGGAGGACGCGGAGACCGCCGCCCGCGATTTCGACCGCCAACAACTCGAGGGGTTGGACACGTTCGAGGAGGTACACGCCGCGGTCCTCGAGGTAACCGGGGACGTCACCGCCGCCAACCTCGTCGCCGTCGAGTGGTCGAAAACTCACGAGGACGCCGGACGGAAAGGCGTCGACGCGTTCGGTAACACGTCGGACGCCGCGGACCGCTACGTCGAGGGATTGGTCCAACGCAACGCCACCGCGAAACGTGAACTGCAGGACCAGGCGGACGCCGTCGAGGACCTCGAGACCGCCTATTCCGATTTGCACGCGGAGATATCCGACGAGACCTCCCTGATCCGGTTGGGGCAAGGGTTCGACGACGTCCGCGACAAGGCGGTCGAGGCGTGGACGAAAACCGCGGAAGGCGCGGACGACGCGCAACGCGCACAAGAGGACCTCCGGTTAGGTCAACTCCGACAGAAAGAGGCGGTCCTCGACTACATCGAAACCCTCGACGGGGTCCCGATCGAAACGACGACTCGACTCCTGTCCCTCGTCGATCAGGGCAAGTACGACCAGGCGGAACGCGAACTCGCGGAACTCGCCCGCGAACGCGAGGCGACGGTTCAGGTCACGGCGCAAACCGCGCCCTGGTCGACGATCGTCCTCCGCAACGGGGTATGGGTTCCGAAATCGGGCGCCGCCGCGTCGTCCGCCGGCGCGGGCGCGCCGACCGCTACGACCCGCGGCGGCGCCTCGACGACGGGCGGCGACGCGACCGCGACCCTCGCCGTCCCCGTCGCCGCCGTCGCCGTCCCGACCGGCGGACCCGGGACCGTGAATATCTACCTCCCGCGCACCGCGGCGCCGACCGACGTCGTGCAAGCGGTCGAACGTTGGTATCGCGTGAACGGGCGCCGGACGTGACCGACGTCCTCGACCGCCCGGACCTCCGCGTCGCGGACCCTGTCCCGTTCGCCGGTTGCCCCCTCGTCGACGGTTGGCGGATCGTCCTCGAGGCGTACTACAACCCGATGGTCGGGTCTCAGATGTACGGGAACGGGACGTACGGATCAGGCGTATACGGGGACCTCGCCGGGGGTTACCTGAACATGCAGTACGGGGCGAACCTCTACGGGTACGGGGTCTATGGGGACGTCGGCGCGACGGGGGACCTGATGTGGAACGACGTCACCGAACCGGGGATTTCGACGACCGTCGACCGTGGCACACGACACGGGGATCAGGTCGTCGACGTCGACCAAATCGCGCTCGAGCTCGTCGACGAGACCGCCTCGTTCCTGGATCCCGCCGTCCCGCAACACTCGCATCAGACCCGGGTCGGGACGCCGGTCCGGGTCGGGGTCGTCGACCCCGCCGGCGCGTACCATCCGATCGCGGTCGGGATCGTCGACCGTTTCGTCGACGAACACGGTCCCGGGTTCCGCCTCCTGACCCTCGAGGCGTTCGGCGCGATCACCGAAACGATGACCGCGGTCATCGGGTGGAATCCGGCGCCGGAGACCGCGAAAAAGCGGGCGGACGATTTGTTCGCGGCGGTCGCCTGGCGTTGGTTACCGCCGACCTACCCGACCGTGATCCCGAACCTGATCCACCGCGCCGCGGACGCCGACGTCGCCCCGCTACCGGGACGCGACGCCCTCGACGAAACGGCACGGTCCGCCGGTTGGACGTTGGACACGGACCGCCGCGGGACCCCCCGTTTCCGGGTCTGGCCGCTCGAGCCGGATCCCGCCCCGCCCGCCGCGATCGTCGACTGTCCGCCCGGGATCGTGTCGCCGTCGATCACGTATGTTGCGGACACGTCCGCCCTCCTCAACTACGTCGTGATGCGAAACGTCGACGAGGTCGCCGTCACCGCCGCCGATTTCGCGACGACCGGCGTCTACGGGAAACGGTCCGACGTGTTCGGATACCCCCTCGAGGACCTCTCGACCGCGGCGGGGGACCTGCAGGCGATCGCGGACCGCATCCGCGACCGTTAC